GAACTTCGGCAACACCGGCGCCACGCCGCCGAACCCGCCGAACTACACCAAGGCGACCTATCTCGACTACGCCGACAACACCAAGTTCGACAGCGCGCCGCCGCCCTACTATGACGACGGCGCCGCGGGGCTGGTCGGCGTGTTTGCCACCAACGTGGCAGCCCTCGCCAGCGGCAGCGCCGACACCGCCGGCGGCACCGGCAACCCGACCGGCTCGACCGCAGGCACGCCCGGCACCTACCCCGGCGTCGCCAACGGCACCGTGCCGGCCTCGACCAGCGCGGCGCACGAGGCGGCGGTGACGGAAACGTCCGCCACCGGCGCCGGCAACATCAACTACACCTATCCGGGCGGCGGCGTGCTCGACACCAACAAGACCTTCGGCGTCGGGCCGGCGCTGTCTGCGGCCAGCGTCGCGGCCGGGCCGAACGCCAGCCACGCCTCGAGCCTCTCGCCGGCGACCAACCCGTCGTTGACCAGCGTGGCGGCCGGCGGTGCCAGCGGCGGCGGCACCGCGACCTGCACGGCAACCGGCACCAACTTCACCCGGCAAAGCGTGCTGCAGGTCAACGGCATCACCTATCCGACGACCTTCACGTCGTCGACGACGATCTCCTGCACCGCGCCAAAGAAGGCCACGGCCGGAAGCCTTCCCGTCTATGTCATCACCGGCGGCGTGGTCATTACAGGGCCACAGAACTGGACGTTCACATGAGCACCAAGAAGCGCGAGGACGAGCACGAACGCGAGGCGCTGCCGAAGTCCGAGCAGGGCCAGCCGAAAGACGCACCGAAGGCGGCGGCTCCGGCGCCTTTCCCCTACACGGCGAGCATCAACGAGCCGCAGACCGTTTCGACGCCGCTGCCCGAAGGGGTCGTGGTGCCGACGCCGGAGATCAGCGGCCTTGCGCCCGCCGACTGCGCGGTCGGCGATGCCGACTTCACGCTTTATGTCAGCGGCACCGACTTTTTCGCCGACAGCGTGATCAACTTCGCCGGCCACGACGAGCCGACCACGCTGGAGGCCGACGGCACGCTGTCGACCGGCGTCAAGCCGTCGCTGTGGGTGGATCCGGTCATCGTCGATGTCGTGGTCAAGAACGGGCCGGAGAGTTCCGCGCCGGTCAGCTTCGAGTTCACGGCGCCGGCGGCGCGCGCACGGAAGAAGTGACATGAGCGTCGCGGTAGTCACGGTCGCGTCGCGCGGCATGCCGGTGATCGATGTCACCGCGACGTTTCCCAAGCTGGGCATGCCGGTCACCGAGGCCCTCAACGGCAAAGGCATCCCGGTGACCAAGGTCGCCAGCGGCGGCATCCCGGTGACGTTCGTGGTGGTTTCCACGACTGGAGGCAATCCGAAGTGAAGCAGCTCGAGCTGGAAGAAGTTGAGCCGGGCAGGTGGCGGGTCAGGAAGTTCCGACCGAACCCGCTGCACGCCCGGTCGCCGCTGCCGCGACCGATGATCATCAGCGACATCATGGACCCGGTCGAGCAGGTCGATGGCCGGTTCTACACGAGCAAGAGCGCCTTTCGGAAGGTTGGGCGCAGCCTCGGCCTGATCGAAGTCGGCAACGAGAAGTTCAAGCCGCGGACGCGCCCGTCGCAGACGCGGGCCGCCAAGGAGGCGCGGCAGGCTTCGATCAAGAAGGCAGTCGAGATGGTCCGCGCCGGTAACATAAATCACAAATCACGGTCAAACAGACCGTAAACTCGGGGAATAATCATGTCAGATACTAGCGTTACGACAACGCCACCCTTACCCGCACCGGCCGCTACTCCGGCACCGGCGCACGAGGTGCCGATCAATCCCAATCCGGTCAACAGCCCCAACCCGGTCGGCTCGCAGGCGCCCGAGAAGCCGACATCCGGCTCGGATGGCCGCCGCGAGGCGATCCAGCGCGCCTTCGACCGCGCCAGCGGCACCGCACCTAAAGCGGCGCCGCCGCGGCAGCCGCCGGTTAAGGTCGCTGACGCCCGGCCGGGCCACAACAACCCGCCCGATGAGATGCCGCCCGAAAAGATCGATTTGCGCCGCCGGCCGGACGACCAGCCGCGCGATCGCGGCCGGTTCGCGCCGCGCCAGCCGGACGCGAGCGTTGCGCAGCCTCGCGAAAACGCGGCGCCGCGCAACGCACAAGGCGCCTATGCGCCGCAAGGTGCAAATGCGCAGGCCCGGCCCGCCGCTGCACCGCTGCTGGCGCACGCGCCCTACGCGGCGGCGCCGGCCCGGTTTGCCGAGCGCGCCAAGGCGGAGTGGGCGGCTGCGCCCGAGAGCATCCGCGGCGAGGTTCACCGGATGCAGGAGGAGTTCGTAAAAGCTTACAGGGTCTACAAAAACGACTTCGACGAGATGTCGAAGATCCGGCACTTCCACAAGATGGCGACCGACCACGGCACCGACCTGAACACGGCGCTGACCAATTACGTCGGCATGGAAAACAAGCTGCGCGCCGACCCGATCGCCGGGCTGGACATGATCGTCAATAACCTGAACCTGCGCACCCCGGACGGCCAGCGCATCGGCTTTCGCGACATCGCCTACCACGTCTTAAGCCAGTCCCCGGACCAGCTCCGGCAGCTGCAGATGGGCAACCAGCAGCAGGCGGCCTCCCAGCAGATCGGCGCGCTGCACCAGCAGATCCAGCACTTGCAGCAGACCGTGCAGCAGATGCATACTAACCAGCAGTTCGTACAGGTTCGGTCGGAGATCGACAATTTTGCCGACAGCCACCCGCGGCTGGACGAACTAGGGGAGGCGATCAAGCGCGAAGTCGCGCTCGGCTTCCCGCTTCACGAAGCCTACCGGCGGGCAGACCTGCTCTACCCGACCACCCGCGCGGCTCAGACCCGCAACCCATCGGCTCAGACCCGACCCGTTGACCGCTCGATTTCCGGCACCCGCGATGGTGGCCCCTCAAACGGGACTTCGCGACCGAGACAAGCCAGCACGTCACCCCGTGAGGCCGTCGCCAACGCGATCAGACGCGTCAACGGCGCCTTGTAGTCATCTGAACCCATGGAGCGGCTCCAATGCCCAACGTAACGACTAATGCGGCCTACCAGCAAATCTTGTCGATGGCGATCGAGGACCGATCGTCAGGCTACCAAGACCTCGTCAGCAACAACAACGCGTTGTTGGCGGTGATGCGCAGGAAAGGACTTTGGCAAACCTATAGCGGTCCGAAGATCCGGCAGACGCTGCAGATCGGAAAACAATCCGCGCAATGGTACAGCGGCTATGATCAGCTGCTCAATCCCGCGATAGATTTGTTCAATGACGCGTTTTTTGACCCGAAGATGTGCGTCATTCCGATCATCCTGTCGTACCAAGAGATCCTCAACAACTCCGGCGACAACCAGCTGATGGATGTCTACGAGAGCTACATCGCCGCGGCCGAGAAGGGCCTCGAGGATGCGATGGACGCCGGCATCTACTCGGACGGCACTGCCAACGGCAACAAGCAGATCACCGGGCTCGCCACCGCGATCCCGATCACCAACACCAGCGGCGTCTACGGCGGCATCGATCGCGGCAGCGCCCTGATCTGGCGAACGGCAACCTACGACGCCAACAGCTTCCTCGCCGGCTCGACGCAAGTCAGTTCGACGACGGTGCGCCCGATGCTCAATTACGTCATGACCAAGCAGAGCCGCGGCCGCGACTATGCGGATCTCCTGATCATGTCACCGGAGCACTACGCCGCCTACGACGCGGCGACGATCGCGATCCAGCGCCAGCAGAACGAGACGAGCCTCGGCAAGCTGGGCTTTAGCGCGCTCGAATACATCGGCGGCGGCAAGCGGGCCGAGATCGTGCTCGATGGCGGCATCGGGTCCAACATGCCGGCCAATACAACCTTCGGTATTAACACCGATACGTTCCGGCTGCGCTATCACCCCGAACGCAACTTCGACAAACTGTTCGACGGTGACGGTCAGATGCCAATCGACAAGGATGCCATCGCCCAGTTTATTGGCTGGATGGGTGAGCTGACCATGACTAACCCGTTGTTTAACTGGAGAATGTACGACAGCAACCCTGCGGCTTAACCCAACCACCCCCGAGCTGCCGCGTAACCGGGCCGCCGACGTGTAGGTAGTCGCCTTCCTTCCATGAAGGCGGCCCGGACCAATACAACCTGACATGGAAGGACCGTTTTATGGCTACGCCACGAGATCCCGACGAGCTGCTGGTCGTACTGTTCAAGCACCTCGCCACCCAGAACAACGCCAAGACGCTGCAGGAGGGCCGCCCTGTCTTTGACGACGTTGAAGTGTGCGAGATCCGCGCGCCCGGCAACAAGGACGTCAAGGTGTTTCCGGCCAACGCGTTCTCGCGCTGGCTTGATAACCCCTATACGGGGGAGCAGACCAAGCAGACCTACGCGGAGCGGTTTGCGCACCAGTACCGGCAGTTCAAGGCCAGCGCGACGCAGACCAAGAGCGGCACGCCACTCGACTTCGTGCCGTTCCTGTCCGAAGGCCGCAAGGCCGAGCTGCGCGCCCAGAACGTCTACACGGTCGAGCAGCTCGCAGCGATCGAAGGCGTCGAGCTGAAGAACCTCGGGCCCGGCGGCCGCGACATGAAGAACCAAGCCGTGGAGTTCATCGAGGAAACCAAGACCGCGGCGCCGAACATGCAGATGCTGGCGGAGCTGGAGGCGCTCAAAGCGCGCAACGCCATCCTTGAGGAGGACTTCGAACGCCGCAAGCAGCTCGCCGGCAAGGCCGACGACGATAGCGAGTTCGAGGCGATGACGCTGGATCAACTGCGCGAATACATCACCGTCAATTCGGGGCAGGCGCCGCACGGCTCGCTGAACCGCAAGACGTTGACACGCATGGCAGCGAGCGTGCGGCCGGACAAGGCAGCGTAGCATGACACTCTTGGCGGTGATTAAAGACGTCTGCGCGGTGGTCGGCGTCACCGTGCCGACCACCGTGATGACCAACATCACCGCCAACCGCACCATGCAGGAAATGCTCGCGCTGGCCAACGAGATGGCGCAGCGCATCAGCTACGACACCCGCGACTGGACCCTGTTTCGCAAGACCGTCACCTACACCGGCGACGGCATCAAGACCAGCTTCCCGCTGCCGGCCGACTACAAGCGCATGCTGCTTACCGCCAACGTCTGGCGCTCGACCACCGCGTCGTATCCGATGCGGTTCGTGCCCGACACCGACCAGTGGCTGAACCGGCGCGCCCAAAACTGGTTCGACTCCGCCGGCGAGTGGACCATGCTCGGCGGCCAGATGCTGATCGCGCCGACGATGGATGGCGGCGTTCCGCTGTGGGTTGTCGCTACCCACTACGCTGTTGGCGCGCTGACGCGTGACCCCGCAGGCACGCTGTGGACTAACAAAATTGATCATACCAGCGGTGGCGGCACGTTCGCGGCCGATCGCGCGGCGAACCCGACCTATTGGGTGTCGACG